ATGACACCGGAGATCATGGCCATCACCATGCTGTTGGGTGGACCGGGTGCGGACTACAACAAGGTCTTCGCAGAGAAGATCGTGTGGGTCAAGGGCATGAGTGGTTCTGAACGTAGGCTCGCCTTCATAAGGGGAGACCTCAGCGCCACCAGGGAGAACCCTGCCGCGTACAAGAAACACGTGGAGCCCATCGTAGGCAAGGGTGAGGCCATCACATGGTTCCATCATGGACTGCTGAACGTAAACACGGGAGAACACGACGTGGATCCCAACTTCACGGAACCCACATTCGAGGCACTGTATGAAAAGACACATGGTGTCGCTCCAAGCGGTGACTTCTATGACGCATACAAACTGGTCAAGAGCTGGAGGGACGCACTACAGAAGGCGTTCTGGGTGAACAAGGGCAATCCCAACCGACAGAAACTAGTGGACTCCCTCAACAGGATGATAGCGGATCCAGAGTCACGTGCCGCCATAGAGAAGAACGTGGGACAGTACGAGTGGAGGACCGGGGCAGAGGGTGACGCCGCCGTGAGGAAGCTGAAGTCATTTATCACGCCAAAGGCGTTGAAGACCTTGTCCGACTTCGGTAGCGAGCAACTGGGCTACAACACGGTGTACAAGGAAGAGCTGACCAAGTGACGTACATACTGTTCACCGGGGCACCTGGATCGAAATGGAGCAGTGTGGTCAAGAACATCTACTGGAGTTCGGACATAGACCACACTGACTACTCCGAGGCCAGGACATACTGGCACGACGCCGACACCCCTGGACGCAGACAGCTCATGCACACAGGGGCATACTGGGATCCAGGCATGGAGTTCGAAAACTCAAAAGAAAATTGGGACAAGCCATTCTCGGGCACCGGCCACAGGATCATCAAGTCACACACGTTCGCGCACCAACTGGACGAACTGAAGACGCTGGGACACCCCATCGTAATGGTACGCAGGAGCAACATAGAATGTTATGACTGGTGGAAACTGTGTGGAGAGTTCACGATCACATATCCCAACTACCAACACTTCGAGGACTTGGACCGTATGTGGACGCACATACAGGATGAAAACAGAGACATCACACGGTTCATACAGCAAAACCTAGACAGGATAACCTGTCCCGTGGACAACTTCGACCTATGCCGGGTGCTGGGAATAAAAGAACCCGGACCCAGAGACAGCATACATACACACAACTACGCGAAGAAGGATATTAAAGTATATGTCTACAAGTAATTGGGAAGAATCAAAAGCGAGGAGCGACTACCACTTCAACAAGTGGCACCGGGACACGGACTGCGTCCAACACCTGGGCAGGTTCACGGGTGGCTGGCAGACCGAGATACAGTCGGTTATCGATGACGCCAAGCCACTAAACTGGGCCAACCGTAGGGAGGGCACGGGCAGGGAAAACACCAACATCAACGTGGAGGCCGAGGAGAACGACCTCAGGAACGCTGGCGCCGATCCCAAGATGACCATCTACCGGGGACTGGCGGACTTCACCAAGTGTCCCACGCTACAGAGGATGACGGAGTTCTTCGCACTGGAACCCGTGAAATCCAAACTACACATACAGTTCACGGGCGAGGTGTTGAACATGCACATAGACAAACTGTATGACCTGGACGCTGAACCCAACAACGTGGTGAGGATCATGATCATGCTACAGGACTGGGAGCCCGGGCAGTTCATCATGTATGGTAATGAACAGTTTGACAGATGGCGTGCAGGAGACATACACAAGTTTGACTGGCGGAACATACCACACGCGACGGCCAACGCCAGCAATCGGCCCAGGCCCATGTTGGTGGTAACGGGCGTGATGACGGACAGGACCAGGGAGATACTGGCCAGACCGATCAAGAAAAGAATATAGACACGGGCACACTATTAGTATAAAATAGTAGACACATGAACAAGAAGATATTCGCACAACTGTTGGCATACAGCCAAAACGATCTAGACAAAATAACACAACCATATATCATGGAGACTTTCGGTGTGTCGGTAAAGAGATGTGAAACACTGGAAGAATACACGCGGGTCATCGACGACGCCTGTCTACACAAATACTTCTCCAATTACTGGAACAACGACATGAAGAAATGGAAGTACTCGGGACTGGCACTAATAGATGAGGTTAACAATCTTAAACCACGTGCCGTACTGGACGTGGGCTGTGGTTACAACGAGTTCAAAGGCAAGATCGATAATCTCATTGGGATAGATCCTTATAATGACCGGGCCGATCTACAGGTCAGCACACTGGATTTCAAGACAGATCAAAAATTTGATGTCATACTGTGTTTAGGATCGGTGAATTTTGGTAATGGAGAAAAGATAATCGCAGAAGTGGGCAGATGTGTAAACCTGTTGGCAGAGGGCGGCACTATGTTCTTTAGAGTCAATCCAGGAATACAGCATGACCGACCCGAGGCCAAGTGGATCGAGTTCTATAGTTGGAACGTGCCATTCATAATAGAACTGGCGGAAATGTTTAATCTCAGCGTGTTAGACATGCGTGATGACAGCAATCAGCGTAAGTATTTCGTGTATAGAAAGAAGTTGGCAAAATCAAGAAAATAGTGTATAATTAGACTTATGAAGGTAAAAAAAACATCAAAGACAACTATCAAGAAAAACAAAAAAGATTCCAAAAAGAGTGAAGAACCGGTAGTCAAGGTACTTAACTTGAATGTGAATCCAGAAAATCCTAGGAATGGATTCTTTGAACTAGACTGGAATGACGAGTTCGTGAACATGCTGAAGCAGTCGGGTTATCAAGGACAGACCGAGGAAGAGATCGTGGACAGATGGTTCCAGACATTGTGTAGGACCATAGGCAACGAGCAGGGCATTGACGTCACTGGATCTGGCTACGTGCAGATCAATCGTAGGGACGACGGCAAGACAGAGGTGTCTTAATGGCACACATACTAGTAGACACAGCCAACACATTCTTCAGGGCCAGACACGTGATAAGGGGCGACACCAGTGAGAAGGTGGGCATGGCCATACACATCATGATGAACTCCATAAAGAAGGCATGGCAGGATTTTAATGGCACACACGTGGTGTTCTGCCTAGAGGGCAGATCATGGCGCAAGGACCATTACGCACCATACAAGCGTAACCGTAAGGAGATGGCGGACGCCATGACCCAACAGGAGAAGGAAGAGAACGAGGTGTTCTGGGAAGTGTATGACGACTTCGTGGACTTCGTGAAGACCAAGACCAACTGCACGGTGCTACGTAACGAGAGGACGGAAGCAGATGACCTCATAGCACGTTGGATAGATACTCATCCAGACGACAATCACGTCATAATAAGCACAGATAAAGATCTTAATCAATTAATTACACCACGTGTGAAACAGTACAATGGTGTCAACGAGACCACACTCACACACGAGGGTTGGTTCGACGCCAAGGGCAACCCGGTGATAGACAAGAAACTGAAGGCACCCAAGCCGGCGCCGGACACGGAATGGATCGTGTTCGAGAAGGCCATGAGGGGTGATCCGTCGGACAACATATTCTCAGCATACCCAGGCGTGCGTACGAAGGGCACCAAGAACAAGATAGGCCTACAGGAGGCCTACGCGGACAGGCACGAGAAGGGCTACACCTGGAACAATCTAATGCTGAGCAAATGGGTTGATCATGACGGCAACGAACACAGGGTATTGGAAGACTACGAGAGGAACAGATTACTAGTGGACCTACACGCACAGCCAGAGGCAATCATAGAAGAACTGGACCAGACCATAGCACAGGCCAAATCAGAGGCCAAGAACGTGGGACAGGTCGGGATCAGATTCATGAGGTTCTGTGCCAAGTACGATTTAAATAGGATCAGTGAGCAGGCTCAACTTTACGTGGAGCCATTTAACGCGAGGTTACAAGCATGACGGTGAGAGCCAAGACCCTAGTCAAAGACAAGTTCTGGATAGTCGAGCAAAACGGCGAAAAACTGGGCACCCTACAGAAGCAAGACGATAATGGCTGGACCTTTCTCAGCAAAAAGGATCAGAGGCAAGTGTTCCACACGCAGGAGAGCCTGTTCACAAGATTTGGATTCAACATATTCGAGGAATCAGATGTCAAGAAGCCTGAGGAAGAGATACAGACAGACAACTTCGATGTGCATGGTTTCCCATGTAGCCAACATCCATACAATCCCATGTTTGATGTACAAAAACAGTTACCGGTTTACACGAAGACACCTAAATCAAAAAGTCAATTCTGTGCTGGCTACTACATCATCTGTTTCGAGAAGGGATGGCGCAAGGCCTACTGTCCCAAGATGATCACACTGTCCAGGTATGAATACCGAGGACCAATGAAGACCAAACTAGAAATGCAACAGGTACTGAACAATGCAGTCAAAGAATTCCAAGATTCAAACTAGGCCCATAGAGGACCTCATAGGCAGGATCAGAACACTGCGCCAAAAGGGTGAGAGACAGATCATCATACCCGCCAAGGAAGCGGACCAACTGGCAGACAGCCTAACGCAAGTGATGACCCGTATGGTCACCATACAGGAAGAGATCATAGAGGCGCTTAAAGCCGCCAAGGAAGCACAGACCATCAACATAGAGATGGACGGCGGCGAGTTCAAGGACAAATAAATCCCAAAAAAATCTGGTAAATATAGTTGTATAGTTTTACAATTATGAGCAGACCAAAACCCACAGTGCTGTTGCAACACAGCAA